CGTAAAATTTCAATGGCTGCCTTACCGAGCTCCGGCAAGGCGGCAATCAGCGATGTGATGATCGTCATCAGGATGCCCAGCCCGGCCTGCATCATCTGGGGCGCGCCCTTCGCCAGTTCAACGGCAATGTTTGTTAATATTTTTCCCGCGCCTTCGGCGATTTTTCCAACATCCCCATCCGCACCTTTGATAACGCTGACAAACTGCCCCAGGTAATCCTGCGCCTGCGAAGCCATCCCCTGGAAGGCGGGCAGGAACAACGCGCCAATGGTGCCAGCCACGCCCTTCAACCCGTCCTTGATGGAATCCAGCGTATCCTGGAAAGCCGCGCCCGCCGCCACATCCTCCTCAGACATGACCGCGCCCACCCTATGGCCTTCTTCTGCCATTCGCGCCATGTCATCCGCGCCCACTTTGATGAGCGGGTTGAGTTCCTGCGCCGATTTCCCAAATAAATCCATGGCCAGCGCGTCGCGCTCTGCCGGGTTCTGGATTCTCCCCAGGGCGTCGATGGACTCCCTGAACACGTCATCCGCCGAACGCAGCTGCCCGCGCGCATCAGTGGTCGCCACGCCCAGGGTTTTGAAGGCCGCCGCCGCCGCGCCCAATTCCGGCACGGGGTCGCCGTCCTTCATGGCAAGCACGGCATCGTTGTATTTGCGCTGCTCATCCTGCGCGCTGGACATGCCGCGCACCAGTTTGGCCTGCGCGCCGGTGATGGTGTCCAGGCTGGTGCCCGTCTGGTTGGCGATGTAGTTATATTCCTGGAGCGCAGTGGTGCTCAGCCCCGTTTTGACAGACAAATCCGTCAGTTCGGCGCTGGCGCTGGACGTGGAAAGCACCAGCCCGCCGATGGCCGCCGCCACCGCCACCACCACGCCCACCATCGCCAGCATCGTGGCAACGGAGGCTTTGACGGCTGTGCCCAAAACGTTGATGGCGGCAGTCGCCGAAACGCTGGCAGCCCCCAAGTTTTTTACGCCCACCCCAGCCTTTTCGCTGCCAGTTTTCAGGTCTGTCAGCGCCTTGCTATCCTGCTTGAGCTCCAATTCCATTTTGTTGAGCGTGGCAGTTTCTTTATTCAGGCTAATCTCGGCTTCTTTCGCCGCCCTGCTATTTCCGCCGTTGGCATACGATAGGCGCACCCATTCCGCCTGTAACGCATCCACCTTTAGTTTTTGCACATCAATTTGGCCGGTTACGCTCTTAATGCGCATCTCCAACCCCGTTGCGTCTTTAGACCAATCCGCCATCGTCGCCGCCCCCGCTCTGAAACCACTCTCCAGCAAGCGAAGTTCCCGGTTCGCTACCGCTATTCCGGTTTTGAAATCGGTGGTGTCAATGCCTAATTTGCTCGAAAGATTTCGGACTTCGTCGCTCATGCCTGGTCTCCATCACCCCCACCGGGAAGGAATGGGGGCGGCCTACATCCAATCTACCTGGTCAATGCTTTGAATTTTCGCAGGCGCGGCTACTGGCCCCGCCCCGGTCGTTTTTTCCTTCCACATTGGGTAGTACGTGATATAGGTCGTAATATCATCGATGTTCGTCGCGTTTAACGTTGGATAGTCCCAGTGGTGCATTTCCAGCAGGGCGCATTCAACGTCTAAAATAAAATCCCCGCCACCTAATGCCGTTTGCGGCTCGCTTTCGGCGGCGGGTTCGTAGGGACCATCACCTGCGCCCGGCTGATGATGGCCTGTAAAATAGCCATCATTTCGCCGATTTCAGCGCCCTCGTCCAGTTGCTTTACCGTAAACTTTCCGCCGAACACATCCACCACAAACGATGCAATCTGATCCATCATCTGCTCTTCGCCGCTGACTTTCCGGTCGTTGCGATGCAGCCAGCGTTTAAAGCGTGACAGCCAGTCGGTCGGCTCAGGCTCAGTATGCTCCGCGTTGGCCGCGTTGATCTCCTCCGAGAGCCGGATGGCGCGCTTCAGCAACCCCCAGGGGATCACCGTCCGCTCAAACTCTCCCACAATCTCGTTGTCGGTGTTGTACAGCGTGATTTTGATTGCCGATGGCATATAAACAAATTCCTTTCTTTCCCCTCCCCCAAATACCGACGAAGTTCAGTCGGTATTTGGGGGAGGCCGGGAGGGGGTGGTCTACGCCACCGTAAAGTCATACACAGCCGTCGTCAACAGCTGCCCGTAAATATCGCGCGCGCCAGCCACCGTGATGAAATACTGCGTGGCAGCCGTCAGCGCCGAATGCGCCAGCGTCAACACCGTGCGCGCCGCGTTCCACGTCGCCGTAATCGCCGTAACCGCGCCCGTATCCACCCGCGTCAGCGAAACGCCCACTTCGGCGTTCCCCGCCATCGCATTGTTGAACGTGAGCGTAATCGCCACTGTGGTTGCCTGGCCCACCGCGCCATCCGTCGGAGAAGGGGTGCAGGTCACTGCGCTCGGCGTGCCAACCACCGGCACCTGCACCGCGCTGAAGAAGCTGCCCACGCTCGCGCCAGCCGTGTCTTCGTCCACGTCAACTTTTTTACAGCCGTCGGTGACGCCGCCTGCCATCGCAAACTGATGGATGGTTTTATAGGCCGTAAACGTGACTTTGGCGTGTTTGGGTTCCGGCGTGTCGGTTTTTGTCGCGTTCTCTTCGTTGCCAGGGGAAAACTTCCCCTTGAGGTATTGGCGATAGCGATACTTCCCATTCGATTTCACGCTGCGAAACGAGAGCGCCACATCCGGCGGAGTGCCAGCGGCGTTATCCTGCACCTGCCCGTTGACCGCATCGAACAGCTTGCCCAGGATGAACGCCAGCATCGCCGGGGCAAAGGCGGTCACTTCCATTTCCAGTTTCGTTTCGCCTTCGCTGGTCAGCATGTCGAAAATGCCGTCATCGGCGTAATCCGGCTTCGAGTTGACGGACACCGACTGGGACACATTGACTGCCGGGGCCAGCAATGCAGGCGTGTCCGCCACATACGCGGAGACGCTGTCTTCGGTCACTTCGGCCACATACAGATCGCGCAGGCCAACCGCGCTTTTTTGCTCAGCAACAGACATGGGATTTTCTCCTTATTCCAAATAGGTAAATTCTTGGGCCAGCCCAAAATGGGTGCTGTCGGGATAATTGCTTGTTTCGCGCTGGTTTCCCTGCATAAATCCAGCAGAAACCATTACAGCGGCAATATTTGGTGCGCCCACCAGACTACCAACTTTATAAGTTGCCACCTGCACCGTGTACGAGCGCAGCGTCTCAGCGTCATCGGCGTGCTCTTCGGGCGGGCTGGAAACCAGGCTATAGACCAGGTAGGTATCCGGCAGCGCCGCGTCACTGGCCGTCAAATACTGCTTGTACATCCACGGCACCGCCGGGCTGAGCGTGTTCAGCGCTGCTTCCACCCGCTCGAAGATGGTCATAATTTCCCATCCTCCACCAGCGACGCCTTCATAGCCGCCAGCGCCGCGCGCTTTTTCTTGTCATGCCCTGCCCGCACGAAGGACTTGCCCGGATAGTGCTTACCGCCGCGCGTGTACCCATGCTCCTGGGCGTTGGCGTAGCGCGCCAGGTCTGCTTCTGGCAGGTATTCACCGTCAAACACACCGACCTGCACGGATGTTCTATTTCCATCCAGCACCGGAGTCGTGCGACTCAAGTGCGCTTTTAATTGCCCTGGGTGAGGATCATCAGGAGATTCGCCCACCGGCGCTTCCTCCAACATCCCCGTCAATAGCACATCCCCGCCCGCCACCAGCGCATTAGCAGCAGCCAGGTCAACATCCGCGCCAGCATTGACCAGGTCTTCCATGTAATCCGTCAATCCTTTCAGGGAGAGTTCTGCGCTCGTCGTCATAGGCTGCCTTTTACCAACTTCACCGTCAACTCCATGTACTCATTCCGCTCACGGATATTGTCCGGCGGCGTAACCAACTGCCAAATATCCGCGCCATCCACCAGGGCGTCCCAACTTTTCAGGAGTCCCCAACTCGCATCCAACCCGGCATAAGCCCGAATCAGCACCGTCGCCAGGCGCGTCGCTTGCAGACTCTCGCCCGTCACGCCCTCCGCGCCATGCGCATTCACCCAACGCGCCTTCACCTGCGCTTGTGCGCTCCAGGCGACCCGCTGGCCGCCTGGAACCTTCACAATCGCCGATTTCAGCAGCGTGATACAGGTGCGCAACTCACCCGGGTTGATTGGTTTGTCATTCAGCAGCATGGTCTAATCCGCTTCAATCCGCTTGTCCGCTTCAAATTCCGTTGAAGGCTACGACTCAGACAGGTAATACAAATCCAGCAGCTTCGCGCCGTTGGGAGTCCCGGCCAGCGAATACAGGTTCTTTTCCACCTCGTCGTCATCCACCGCCAGCGTCCCCGCGTCCGTGCTGCCATCGAAGAGCTTGACCAGCAGCAAGGCCGCGTTGTAGACGATATGGTTCAGCCCAAATTTCTTGGCAATGCCCACGCTGACGGTGTCGTACTGCACCCCGGCGGTCGTATCGGCAGAAGTTCCCGCTGTGGTGATGCCTGTGCAAGTGCCATTGTCCAGCGAGATGTTCAGGGTCGCATCGTTCGCAGCGGGGATGGTGCGCGTCAGCGAAATCTCCGCGCCGCTGCCACCCACCGTGAAAAGCGCAATCACGGCGGCATCCAGGCCGAGCGCCGTGCGCACTTTGGCGGCCCAATCGGCGGGCAGGTCGTTTTCCAGCACAGCCACGCTGAGAGTCTTCGGCGTGCCCGTCATCCCGGCTGCCGTCACAATGACCGTCGCATCGCCAGAACCGGTAATCGTTCCAACGGCGGTGGCCGTCTCCGCCTGGGAAACCGGCGTATGCACCTGGGCGGGCAGGTGGATATTGGAGACGGTTTTGAACGCCTTGACGCCCTCCACCTCGCTCGCGCCGTTCAGCGCAATCGTGTCGGTGATGGCGTCGTCTTCGACGTTTTTCCCGGTGATGACCACATCACCGGCCACGCCCGAAACGTTACCTTTCGCCGTCACGGTGCGGGGCACATCCGGGTTAGTGATGGCGCTGGCCACGTCCTGCGCGCTCGCGCCCAGGTTGGCCGCCGCGTGGACGTAGGTCGCGCTCACCGCTGCCGGTGCGGCGCGAATATGCTGCTCGACCACCGAGATTTCGGAGAGCGACGCCTGCAACCCTGCGCCCAGCACATCCGCGCCCGATTCGATGATGAGTTGCCCACCATCTTTCACGCGCAGGATGCCCTCGATTTGCAGCTCGGAGCCGAGTTCCATCACGATTTTGGCCCCGCGCACAAACCGCACAACGCTTTCAATCAGCCACTCCACCCCCAGTGGAAAGTACGGACTCTTTGTTCGTTCGGTCATAGCAAACTCCTTAAAACTACGACTCCAGGGACTTGGCCTGAAGCTGCGCTATCTGGCTGTGTAACCCATAGGGCGCGGGGCTGGCGTCGCCGATCATGGCCGGATTCTCGTACCACATGGTCGCCAGCATCATGGCCGCCATTTTCGCGCTTGGGGAGATCACCGCGTCCGCCGCCCAATCGTGGCCGGTGGCGGTCTTCAGGTAATCGTCCACGCCCGCCAGCACCAGGTCGAGCGTCAAATCCGGGTGCTCAGCATCTGGTACTGGCGTAATGCGCAGCAGGCTGGCCGCCTCGGCCAGGCTCAGGATAGTCAAGCTAAACCACCGTGATGACGTTCGCCTGGCTGTTCGCGCTGCTACCGCGCACGGCCTGGTCGGTAATCATTTCGGCAAAACCCAACACCGGCGCAGCCGCCGTGTTGACGATTTTGACCGTCGCAAACTCCCGGCTGAAGTGATTGAGCGGGATGGAGACCAGGATTTGCCCTTCGGTCACGCCGCCGCTGGGAGATGTAAAGACCGTTTCAGCGTCAGCCAGTTCTTCTTCGTTGGTCGCGCCAACGTCGTCCGCCTGGAAAACTTTCACGGTCACAGTCTTGGTGGCGGCCAGCACCCCAACGAGAATGAGGAACAGCACGTCATGCCCGCTGCCAATCAGGGACTTGTAAGCCCCGGTCACAGTCGTACCCGCGCTCATCGATTGCGGGATAACCAGCGATTGAAACTTGTTTACTTCATGGATACGATTCATCATGCACCTCGTAATTTCGAATAGGTTTTCCCATCCCCCAAATACCAACGAAGTTCAGTTGGTATTTGGGGGATGCCGGGAGGGGGTAGTCTACGCCCGCGCGTCCAGCGTCACGTAAGCCGAACGTTTGTTCGTGGAATTCTTGATGGTCAACGACTTGGACATCTTGGGCCGCCCGTTGGCGCGGAAGATGACGCGGAAGCAATTTTCCGCCGTCAGGAATGCCACATGCGGCGACCAGGCTTCCTGCACTCCGCCCTTATTGAAGACCACATACTCTTTGGGGGCCGTCAAAATCACGTCGCCCTTGTCGCCCAGCGCCGCGCAATGATCCATGGGGATAATTGAACGACCGTACAGCGTCGAGAACGGTGAGCCGGAAATGCCGCCCGCAGGCAGGAACACCGGAACGCCACCGACCCCAACCGGGAACGTCATCAGCGGCAGGATTTCTTCCACGTCCGGATGAATCAGCCAGACGGCCTGGCTGCGCAGGCGCGGCAGCAATCGGCCCCACATGTGCGCGAAGTTTTTGTAATCGATGGTGTCCGCCAACTGCCCGGATTCCTTCGCCACGCTGACCAGCGCATTGCTTTTCAGGATGCCCGTCAACTGGCCGATGCCGTTACCGTCAACGATCCCGGCTTCCAGCTTGCGGTTGATTGCCACGCCAAACGCCGTGGTGTACAGGCGGCTGGCAAAGACGGTATCCTGCAAGGTTTCCTCGGTCACATAGGCAAAGCCCATCAGTTTTTCCAGGTCAATCTTCTGCTCCTGGGTCTGGGGCTTGCTGGCCGCGACGGTCTTGGCTTCCGCTGCCCAATACACCTGCACCCCGCCGAAGACGGTTTCAGACACGTCATCCTCGTCGATTTCGATCCAGCGCGCCGAGTTTGCGCCCGCGCTCACCGGATAGCTATCCACCAGCGGGTACAGGTCGCCCTGCTGGGCCGCAGACTCGAAGATCGCGCCCGCGAAATCGGTCTGGACGGAAAAACCGGCGTCCGATCCGAGTCCCTCGGTCATGCCCAGCGCGCGGCTTTCGGCCTCCAGCTGGTTCAGGCGTTCGTCCGCCTGGCCGGTCGTGGCCTGGCGGCGCACCGCGGCCAGCTGCTCACCCAGGTTTTTGAAAACATGCAGGCGCTCATTGCTGCGCGGTTCGGCGGGAATTTTCCCCGGCACCAGGCTCTGCTGGGGCTGGGCCGCGCGCGCTTCCATATCCACCACTGCATTGGTGCGCTCGCTGGCGGCTTCAAAGCCCTGAATATCTGCATCGATGGCGTCGTACTCGATTTTGAGCGCATCCCAGGCGCTCCGCTCGTCCGCCGTCATATCGGGCTTGTTGGCGGCCTTCAACTGGTCGAATTTTTCTTTGCGCGTTTGCTTGGCCGCGCGCAACTCGGTCGCATTTTTGATGCTCATCGCTCATCTCCTCGGAATCGAATTGAAAGTTCGCGCAGCGCTCGTTCGCGTTCGCGGTAATCACTAAATTGTTGCTGGCGTTTCAGCCGTTCGTACACGATTTTCTCGGCGAATTGGTCTTCGCTGCGCACTCCCGCCGTCGAAGACGGGTAAGCGGCCAACGTCACCGGCGCAATCTCGTACAGTTCGGCGCGTTTGACGGTGCGGATGACGTAATCCGGGTTGGTGTCCCAGTCCAACTCTTCCACCGTCGCCACAAACATAAACGACGACCCGCGCACGTCGCCGCGCTCGATGGACTCAATCTGCGGAGCGGCCCAGGTTGGCGGGTCAATCTCATAGGCCAGACCGATGTCGTCCTCGCGCACCGTCAGCGTGTTTGGGCTGCGCCCCAGCGTCATGCCCACGTCATGCTGCCAGCTGGCATAAATGTCATTGACGCGCTCCGTCAATGACTGCGCAAACGCCCCGCGCTCGAACTGCTCCAGCCACAAGCCCCAGATGGGGTTGGATAGGCTGCGCCACTTGACTGCGTACCCCGCAATCACCTTTTTGCCATCTGCGCCCGCGCGCACCTCCGGCTGGAATTGCAAAACCCGAAATTCTTTATTCATTTTGGCCTCGTGCTTGGGTCGCATAGTTGCTGTTGATGGTTTTCGCCAGGTCTTCCAGGAAGATGTAATTCCGGCTCACCAGCAGCCGCTCGGCGGGATTTTCCGCGCCTGGCTGGTATTGGTTCAATTCTTCGTAAGCGCGCGCCTCGGCCAGGGTGTAAATTCCATTCTGCGTCATGCCCTGGAGGAAGGAAGCCCGCGCCGTCAGGTTGGCGCGCAACTGCGCCGCCCGATTCACCCGTGCAAAATATTTCTTGCGCTCGCGCGTGGAAAACATTTTCAGCGTGTACTCCTGGTCGTATTGCACCAGGATCGGGTCGAGCGTGTTGGTCACATAATCGATGCCCTGCTGCTCATTGGCGTTGTAACTCTGGTCGCCCTCCTGCTGTTTGTAAAGCGGGAATTTCCAAAACCGCGAAACGTCGCCGATGTTGGCTTTTTTGCTCTCCACAAATTGCGCGTCCTTCAGTGGCATATTGAGGGCGGTGAACTTTTCCCCCATATTCAGCACCGCCACCCGGTGCATATTCGACAGCCCCGAAGTCATGCGCTCGAACTCACGCCGCACTTTGTCTTTTTCAGTGGGTTCCAACTGCGTCGGAGTCTCCAACACGCCGCCCAGTTTCATGCCCGCTTTGTACAGGTTTCCCTCGAACTTTTGTTCAGCCAGCCCCACCCCAATCGCTTCTCGCGCATACCCGATGATGGAATTGGCCGTGATGCCATTTTCCGAAAAGCCCTTCACATCAATCACGTCCGCCGCTGGCAGTTTGCGCGGCTCCAGGCCGGGCATTTTCAGGATGTACCACAGCGCGCCCGCGTCATCGATGTAATGCAGCACATATTCTGGAAATAAAGGTAAAAGTTGGAACGGCATCCCGTTGAAATCGGTATCCACATACGCCAGGCCATGCCCCCATAGTTGGCGTTTGATTTCAAGAAACTTCCGAAAGTTGAACGGATTCATGCGCTCATTCGGTTGTACCGACAGCAGCCCGACGGCGGGATGGTTGTATTCCTGCTCAACATCTTTGCTCGACCGCCTGAAAATATGCACCGGCAGCTTGGCTACGTCATCGGCGATGGTGTTGACCGCGTTGTACACCGCGCTCAGCGTCAGGGCGTTGAACTGCGTCACCGTTTCGCCGGTCTGGGACATGAAATGGAAATCCGCCCCGGTCAAAAAGTCGCTCAGCCAGCTCGAATCCGCGCGCCGTTGCAGCATTTGGCTGATAATCATTTCGACTTCTCCCGACCCGGCAGCGCCAACACCCCAAACACCAGCAGCACGACTCCCAGGCTATACCAGCCGAACAGGTTGTTTACCCTGAAATTCGTCCAAATGATGATGCCAAGTCCCCCGAAAATAAGCAAATCGTCCACAAAAAGCAGCGCTTTTCGTGGAAATTCGGCGATTTTTCGGAAGAAATTCAGCACTTTTTGGCGCATATTGTGACTTAAACGCAAAACCCGCCACCATCCCGACCTTGCGGTCGAGAGAAGTGGCGGGTGGGAGGCTCCGTCTGTACCCAAAATTCAATTGACTAAAATATTATAGCATATTCCAGTATGTCATTGCGAGCGTTCTCCGCGAAGCAATCCCCCTGCCCATGGCCAGCACCACCACAAATGACGATGGATGCCGGTGAACATCGCAAAATAATACGGCGATGCAGGCTGCCTGCATCGCCAGGGATAACGATGGGCGCGCACACCGCCATTTATAACGCTGCTGCACCATAAACGCGATCCGCCCAGGATTACTCCTGGGCGGATCAATGTTTTACGTCTGGCTCCAAATTTATAGGCCTGTAAAATATCGCGGGCAGCGTCCCTCCCACCTTACGTGACTGGTACCCGTCACTCCGCGATGGACGCTGCCCTATCAAAAATAATTTCTCGCGCTGGGCGGGGTGAGGGGGGCACCCCA